TCGATTGACGCTTTAAAACAAGAGTCGTAAATATAGAGGCACGACCATCGCCCGTGAGTTTCCAGGCTTCCATTCCCGTTTTCTAGCAAATCGCAACGCGTGGTGTCGTCGGTTTGAAAAACGACAACATAGGAAAAATCCTGATTGGCGCCAAAATCATAATCGGGAATATTGGGGATAGACACGTAATCGTCCCCGTCAAACGACAAGCAGAGATAGGGCGCACCCTCGGCTTCCTCGGGCACATAGACAACCGGATCGCCCTCGGCGGTCGTTTCCACCCCGGCGATGATCTCAACCGGCAGGGTAACGGTCCAATACCCGACGCCCATGTTCGACCATGAGGGATCTTCGCGAAATCGCAGGAAATGAAAGCTGTACCCCAGACCCTCCAGCCACGGCGCGGTGAACGGGGCGCACTGGTTCAGGGTTCCGTCCCACCATGAGCGGAATGTCTGCACCTGCGCGGCGGTCATGACCATTTGAAACGTGGCGTCCCGCTCGGGATAAGTGCGGTTCCGCTCGGAGTTGCGCGTCTCTTTTTCGTCGGTCAACCCGCATCGAGGCTCAATCTCGTAATCGACCAGCACGCTTTGCGGCAAACTCGACGGCCATGCTTCCATTAGATCCGCCTCCCATACCGCCGGTCGAAGTATCCGGCAACCCCGGTGCCCCGGTCCATGCGGCCCGTAATGGTCTGTTCGACCTGCTCAATGATCACGTCCAGGCTCTGGCCGTCGTTGGATTGTCGCACCGTGGCGCTGGTTCCGGCGGCCTCGTAGACGTTGACGTTCATCGGGCTTGCCGCTGCTGCGCCGCCGGCAGAATTTCCCGCGCCGGATAGACTGGATTGGACGTTGTTCAAGGTCCGATCCAGCTTGGCCGATGTTTCGGCGGTGGTGACGCGCTCGCCCTGCTCCAGCAGCCAGGTGCCCGACTTCGGCACGGAGTCGATGCCCTCATGGGCCATGCCGACGGCGGCCGTTGAAAGCGCCGCTACAGTGGCGGCCATGGGTTCCGTGGCGGCCAAGGCAGCAGCCATGGCCGCAGGGGCCAATGCAGGACCAACGATAGGAATGGCCGCAGTGGAGGAGTAAGCATTGATCCCGGCCATCATGACCCCTGCTTGAGCGTTGGTCGCCATAGCCGCAGCCCCTCCTGCCGCAGCCGTTTTGCCAACAACAGCCCTGACGGCCTGGTAAACCAACCACTGCGCGATCATCTCGCCAATAGCGCCGACCATGGATCGCGCCATTCCCTCGGCCATGGAGGCAAAAGCGTCGCCCAAATTTTCACTATCGAAAATGGCGGACTCGAAAAACGAGCCGAATCGGCTGGCCAGGTTATCCAAGGTGTTGCCGGCCAGTTCGTCAAAATTGAGCAGCCGGTCTTCCATGCTGTCGAGGTAGTTGGACCAGTAATCGTCTTCCTCGCCCGCGTCGGAAAGTTTGCTTTTTGCGGCCTCAACGGCCCGGTTGTAAGTTTCCGCGCTGATTGCACCGGCGTCGTAAAGCTCTTTTAAGCGTTCCAGTTCGTCCGCCAACCGTTCAGCCTCGGTGCGCATACTGGCGGTTACGTCCGCACCCTCGGCCCGGAGATTCTCGGTCTCCTGCTCCGCTTCGGCTTGCGCCTTCAGTGCGTCGATAGTTTTATAGATCGTCCGCGCCTGTTCCAGCTGTCCAGGGGTTGCGCCCTCCAGTTCCAGACGATGCAGCCCCGCTGCTTTGGCCGACAAGCCGAACATTTCGGCTTGTTGTTGCAGTGCCTTGATCTGCTCGGCGATTTCGTCGGTCGTCTCCGGCGGGGCCATCCGCTCGTTAAGAGCTTCGACCTTTTGCGCATAGAGCGCATAGGCGGTCTGTTTGTCGCCGGTCGTTTCAACAAACGCGTCCCGCTCGGCCTTGTACCGCGCCAACATGGCGTCATAGGTGGCCTGATTGATCGTGTCGAGCTGGGAGTAGGCGGACAGGTAGGCCTTGGCGATTTCGTCGGCAGAGCCCGTCTCCGGCGCACCGTCGCCCGTTGGAGGCGATACGACAGGCAACGGTGCGGTGGGCGGCTTGACCGCTGCCAGCTCAGCCTGCTTTTCCTTCAAGTCGTCAATCAGGTCGATATGATCGTCGATTTGATCCTGAATCCGCTCCAGGTAGGCCATGCCGCCAAGTTGTTTCCGCGTATAGCCTCCGGCGTCCAGAAATTCGGCTTTCAGCCGATTGAGTTCGACCAGCTTGGCTTCGGCCGCTTCAAGCTCCGTCGCCATCGGCCCCGGCGTAAACGCTTGCTGAATGCCGCCGCCCGAAACAATAAGATCGTCAATGTGCTGCCGCGCAAGACCGGCCAGCTCTATAACAGCCAGGAGGGCAAGCCGTCCCTCTGCCCCGCCGAAAATCGCGCCGACAATGCCGATCTCCTGAACCACGGTCGGAAGGCTGTTCCAGCCGCGAAGGGTATTGGCAAACAACGTTGCTGCGTGCTCCCCGATTGTCGCCAGGTTGCCCGCCAGTTCGTTGGCGCTCTCGGCAAACTCGACAATATCCTGTTTGTGTTCACGGACGTACTCGGTCAGATCTTGCACGCCCCCGCGCAGATCGCCCTTGATACTTTCGTAGGCCTCAATGCCTACCGCCTCGATGGCGGATTTCAAAGTTTTGAAATCGCCCGTCAAGGTGTCGAGCTTGGTCTTGGCCAGCTTGTCGGTTTCGCCGGCCACATCGTGCAGCTGTCTTTCCAGCTGATCGTAGGCGTCAAGCTGGCTCATCAGCACCAACACCGATTTACTGGCGATCAGGCCGTATTTTTCGGTAATTTCGTTAACGCCCCAACCGGCCGCGCGGGCGGCCCGCAGGGTGCCGATCAGATCGGTTTCGGCGGTATCTAGTTCTTCGGCGGCCTTCTTGTTCTTGACCATGGCCTGGCGCAGATCGGTGCCGGCGTCGCTGGCTTTGATGCCCGCATTGGCCAGGGTGCCGATCATGGCGGCCAATGGCTCGATCTCGTAGCCGAGCTGGGAGGCGATGGGCGCGGCGTATTTGAGCGATTCGCCCATCATTTCGATATTGGTATTGCTGCGGGTAATGGTGCCAACAAGCACGTCGTTGAAGCGTTCCAGGTCCTGCACGCCCATGCCCATGGCGGTGAGCGAATCGGTCACAATATCGGACGCCCGGCCTAGGTCCATACCGGCGGCAGTCGCCAGATTCAGCACAGCAGGCAATGCCGCGATTGCCTGCTGTGCACTGTACCCAGCCATGCCCATATAATTAAGGGCCTCGGCGCTCTGCGTCGCGCTCCACTCGGTCGTTTCTCCGGCCAGCTTTGCGGCTGCGGACAGGGCCTGAAAATCGCCCTCGCTCGCCCGCATAACCCCACGCACGGTCGCCATTTCAGACTCAAACCGCGCGCCGGTCCTGGTTATTGCCACAGTCAGTCCGGCCACGCCCGCAACCCCGGCCAGCGACGCAAACGCGCCGACCACAGGCTTAATACTGGCAACGGCCCGCTTGCCGAACCGCTGCGTGCGCGTTTCGGCGGTTTTCAGATCCTTCTTGTATTGGCCTGTTTTTGCCCGGACCAGAACGTCGGCGGTTCCAAGTCTCATTTTTTCGCCATCCTCTTTTCTCGGTCCTTGGCTTTTACGCGCTCGACTTCGGCGGCCAACAGCTGCACGTCGCGCACGATGTCCTCGATTTCGTCGGGCTGGTCAATGCCCGCCATGCTCACGGCTTCCAGCAACGGAACCGGCAGCACAGCGGCGCATTGACAATAAACGCCGATCGCTGTTTCAACATCGGCGGTCATGGGTGGGCGGCAGGTCGCGCACGGCGGTTCCCCGCCAAACTCTGCCCAGGTGTAGCGACAGGTGGCGCAGTCCAGGCGGTCCACTCCGGACAGCCAGGACGCCCACCGAATTAGTTTTTTTCCGTTTCCTCCGCATCCGCCTTGATCGCTTCGGCCAGCTTGCGGCGGCAATCCTGCACAAACAGCACGACAGCGGAAAAGTCGGTCTCGCCCAGCTCGCGACACAGGCGCAGCTTGTTTTCTTCGGTGCATTCCAGCGGCTCGCCGTCCTGGTCGCAGATCCCCCGCCAGCCGATAACGGCAGCGACAATCACGCGCTCACGCTCTCCGGCGGCGTCGGTTTCCAGTATGGGAACCGGCTCCAATTCGCCGTCCGCTCCCTTGCGGAACTCAAAGCGCCGTTTGTTGGTCGCGTCGGTAATTTTGGAAATCTCCCCGGACCGCAAATGCTTGATCTCAAACGCTGCGCCGTCCTCGTCGTTCGGCAATTCAAACCAGCCGGAAGTCATTTTTTGCAGTTTCATCGCATGCTCCTGGAAAACAAAAAGGGGCCGCAAAACGACCCCATGGGGTTAGCTTTCAATGTCGCTTCTTGTGCTTTTTACAACGCCCCACCGTGGATCACGGTAGCGGCAACGCCCACTTCGGCCGTCAGCAGGCCGTCGGTCGAAGTGTCGGTCGACAGGGTCAGAGTCCCAGCCTCGACGTTTGTTACCAGCGCGGCCACCGTATCGTTACTGCTGCTCCCCTCGATGAGGACCGTTTGCCCGACCTCAAACCCAGCGGCAATAAAACCACTCTCGCTGTCGGTGATCGTGTCGCCGCTGCCGGTCCCGGCAACAAACGCAAGATTAGTTCCGCCCTCGTTATGAGCGGTGAACAGCGCCAGCAGACCTTGCACCAGCAAAGTGGCGCTGAATGCCGTCAGTCCGGACTTGGTGATCTCGGGACCGGGGATGCTTTTGACGAAAATCACGCTGTCCTCGTTGTTGGCGAGGTCCGGTGCCCAGAAATCGTCTTCATCTTCGTACAGGCGCAGGTTTGCCAGGCCCTCATTGTCGAATAGCTTGGTCCGCAGCGCGCGCTGGCCGGTGGTGTCTTTGCGCACATAATTGCCGGCCATGCTTCCTTCGGTCCATTTCGCTGACGTCGGGACCGTAAAATCAAAGTCCTGCTCGAACTCCTCGACGTCCACAGTGTTGCGCTCTATGCCCGGGATGGTCAGGCTGTTGAGGCCTTTGATACGAGTTGTGCCAATGGTGGCCTTAGCTTTATTGCCGAGTTGATAGTCGGGTGTGTTGTCGCCCATGTTTTATGCTCCTTGGATAAGTGCGTTAAATTCGATGGACGCGCACCACAGTTCGCCGTCGCGCCATGGCGGCGTTTCCATATCTCGCCGGATCCGGATCTCGTAACCGTTAACCGTGACGGTTGCCCCGTCGAACAGGTCCCGGCACTTGCGGACAACCTGCCCTGCCTCGCGGTAGTGCTGCTTGGCGTAGCAGTTAACCTGAAAGCTCAGGTCGTCCAGATTTTCGGTGAAGGTGTCCGCCGGCAGGCAGGACACGCCAAAAAAGACCGCGTAGGGTTTCGGCCCTCGCGGCAGTGTTTCGCCGTAGGAAAAGCGCCCCTCGACCGCGTTATAAAAATCGTTGTGGGCGTCGTCCTCGGTTGCTATGAATAGCGCATAAAGCGCGTTAAAAAACTCGATCATCCGGGCACTTCCCCGCTATTTCTTCATCCGGTTTTTGAATTTTGCAAGGATTTCCGGCTTGTTCTTTTTCAGCGCTGGCCGCATGTATGGCTGCGCCTTAATCGGCTGCCTGCTTTCCCCTTTTTTGCTGCCGGACTTGTAGGTCGTGCCGGGGGTGCCCAGTTCGACAAAACGGGCAATGTGCCCCAGCTTATCGCCGCCCGCCTTGACATAGGCCCCAATCGCGTCGGGCCGCTCAAACTCCTTGACTTCGATGGTCTGTTTCAGTTCTCCGGTGCCCTCCGGGCACAACCCCCGCGCATCATCGGCGACAACCTCGGCTCCTTCGCGGACCGCCTCGCGGCATTCCCCAACAACCTCGGCGGTCACCCCCGCCTCGTTCCATTCCAAGTCAAACCCGCTCACAGGATCTCGGCGCAGACAAGATCCAAGTAAACGTCCGCCTCCTCCGGGTTGATAATGCTCACAATGTCAAAGGACCGATTGCCGAACAAAACGCGCATGGTCGCGTCGATGCCGTCCCGGTAATACATGCGGACCGTATGCGTCACGGTCAGGCCCTCGCGCATGTTCTCGCGCGCCTCCTTTGCCGACGCGGGCCAGATCGCGGCCCAGCCCTCCCAGTCTGTCGTCTCGGTTTTCTCGATTGTGCCGCCGTCGCCGATCGTCTCGGAATCGTCAACAATCGAAATCCATTTGTTGAATTTTGCCGGGTCGGTTTTATTCATCCCATGGCCTCCGCAGTCGGTAGCCTCTCAGCAACGCATAAAGCGCCGTTTCCACGTCCTCGGGCAATGTCGGCAGGCCGTTTGTGTAGTAATGGGATACCGCCAGCAGCAACGCCAGCCGAATCTCTGCCGGTATGTCGTCCGAACTGTCGCCGTATCCAGTGACAAAGGTTATTGACAGAGGGTTGGTGTGGTAGCCTCCGTCGGAAAACTCGAAACCATCGGCAAAGCGGACCGCCGACAAGTCGTCCGATAACTGGACAAGCTCATATTCTGCCGCGTCGATCGCTTCCGCGTCGCCGTCCTCGTTGGTCCAGGTTACGGACTCGACGTTCTGCGCCGGACCGAACGGCAGCGGGACTATAAAACGCGAACAC